CGCCTCACCTATCCAGACTCCAGACTCCAGACTCCAGACTATATCTCCAACCCTAACTGATACCTCATGCGTAATCTCTTCGCTCGAGGTAGCCAAACTCGCGCGCGCGGAAGGCGACGAGCGCCGTGAATTTGAGGCGCTGAAGGCGATCTACCCGCCACACGCGGGCCGCACGGACTGGATCAGCGCCGAGCATCACATCCGCCGCCATATCGACCAGGGTGCGACCTGGGAGCAGATCCGCGGAGGCGTCGAGCGGTACGCCGCGCACGTCCAGGCGACAAACCGGATGGTCCTCAACCCGGCAAGGTTCTTCGGCGACGCTGATCGTCCCTGGTCGCAAGCCTGGCCGATCCCGCCATCGAAGGCCCAGGTCAAGCAGAGCTCGAACATCGCCGCCGCCCAGGCGTGGCTCGAGGGAGCCAATGCAACCGGCTGACCGCGCCGAGATGGCGCGCATTCTGGTCTCGCTCGCCGAGATGAAACCCGGCGGGAAGATCACGCCGGAGGCGCTCGAGCTTTGGTACTCCGCGATGAGCGCCTGGTCGATCGAGGAGTTTCGAGCCGCGGCGCAGTACCTCATGCTGCACGAGGAATACTTCCCGAACCCCTGGCACTTCGCGCAGTTGCGAAAAGCGCAGCGCATGACGCCGGGCGAGGCCTGGGCGATCGCGCTACAGCACGTCCGCTCGGGCTCCTATCACACCGGGCCTGCGATCCCGGAGGTCGAGCGCACCGTCCAGGCGCTCGGCGGATGGAAGGTCATCGCCTGGTCGAGCGTCGATGCGCTCCCGTTCCTCGAGAAGCGATTCGCCTCGCACTACGACCAACTCGCCGACGTCGCCGAGACGCGCCAGGAACTCCCGCAGCTCGCGCACGACAACCCGGTCCGCGGACTGATCGGAGCGATCGGTAAGTGAGACTCGTCGACGCGATGAACGAAGCCTGGATGGCAAACCGCCTCGGGCTCCCGCTCGATTGGGATGCGGGCGTCACGACCGCCGAGCAGCGTCGAGAAAAGATCCGCACCGCAATCCTCGAGCAGCAGCGCGCGCTCACGATTGCGGGCAAGCGCAAGGGACAACCCTGCGAAACCTGGAAGGCGCTTTTCGAGCGCCTATACCGCACACCGTTAAACCAACCGGAGACCTAGACCATGCCTCAATACGACAACACAAACAGCGGGCTCCTCGCGAAAAACAAGCGCAAGGAGAAGGACACGCACCCGGACTACTCCGGCTCGATCAACGTCGGAGGCGTCGAGTATTGGCTCTCCGGGTGGATAAAGACCGGCAAGGAAAGCTCGAAGCTCGCGGGCGAGAAGTTCTTCTCGCTTTCCGTTCGACCGAAGGACGAGCAGCGCGCACCGGCTCCCGCTCCGGCTCCCGCTCCGGCGGATGACTTCAACGACGACATCCCGTTTTGAGTCACTACAGCGCGGAGAAGGCATGAGCGTCAAACACCGACAGACCGCGTTCTCGCGCGTCACGACGACGGTCGTCCCGATCTCGCGCGTCCGCATCGTGCCGCACGTCGACAGGGTGAGCCGCGCGCGCAACGGATGGGACGTCGACTACCTACCCGCCGGAAAGTCGCGGTGGTGGTGGAATTGGCGGACCTACCGACGCGAGCGGACCGAAGAGACCGCGCGCCTTCTTGCCGACGTTCTCATCGCCGAGCGGGCCGTGACGCTCACCGGCTACGAGAACACCGAGGTCGAGGTATGAACGTCCCGAGGCGCGCGATGTGATGAAACAAGCGAAGACATTCCTCGACGGACTGATCGCAGTAGCGGTCGTCGGGGCGATCATGGGAATTGGCGCGGGCGCGCTCGCGGTCGTCGCGATCTGGATAGTGCGCGCTCTAACGTGATGACGATCGAGTTCACGCTTCCGTTCCCTCCTTCGGTGAATCACTACTGGCGCAATTTTCGCGGGCGCATGGTGATCGGACCGAGAGGTCGCGCGTACCGCAAAGACGCGACCGCGGCGATTCACGAGCAGCGTGTCCCGATCGAGGGAATAGGAGGATCGCTCAAGGTCGAGCTCCTGGCGCATCCGCCGGATCGACGCAGGCGTGATCTCGACAACCTACAGAAGGCGCTCCTCGATGCGGTCGTTGCGGCCGGTGTGATCGAGGACGACAGCAACATCGACGATCTGCGCGTAGTGCGCGGTCCGGTCTTCCCAGGCGGGAAGGTCCAGGTCGTCATCCGACCGTACACCTCGGAGACTAACTTCACGACACGCAGGGGATTTGAACCGTGAGCACCGCGACTGCCGACGCCTACGAGAGAAAACCTAGAAACGCGACCGACGTGACCGCGTTCGTCGATTGGCGAATGTATCAATGGGCGAGGTTCGCTCGAGATCGACTCGGCGCGCTTGGCTACCCGCGCGAGTCGATCAGCACGAAGCTCCTGCGCGAGATCGTGCTCGGGATCAATTCGCCGGGCGGGTACGCGCCGGATGAAAACTGGCCGAATGGCGTGGAGGTGGTGGAGCGATGCGTGACCAATCTCTGCCGTGACCGGCGGACCTGGGCGCAGCTCGTCGAGGTCACCTACCTCACGCCGAGGGACGAACCTAACGAAGTACGAGCTCGGCGCCTGCGGATGAGCCCGGCTCAATACCAGACGCTCCTGCGTCGCTTCCGGACGGCAATGTACGGCGCGCTGTTGGTAACGGATGCCGGGTCAGCAAAAAACGCTTGATGTGTACATTTGCATGACGAAACTATCGAAACCTGGACTGTGGTCAAGGGAAGAGCAGCGCGATCGTTTGTACGGTCGCAAGTGGCGAGAGGCGCGCCGGGCATACCTGGCAGCGCACCCGCTCTGCGTATTCTGCGAGCAGCTCGGCAGGGTGACGGCGGCATCGGTCGTCGATCACGTCACCCCTCATCGCGGCGACGAAACGCTTTTCTGGGCGGCGACCAACTGGCAACCGCTCTGCGAGCCGTGTCACAACGGCGCGAAGGCCGAGCTCGAGCAGACCGGAACCCTGCGGGGATGCGACACCTCGGGCGCCCCCCTCGACCCCTCCCACCCCTGGAATTTTCAGCGGTGAGGGAGGGGAGGGTCGAATCTCTACGGCTCGAGGCTCGGACACCGAGCGCGTGCCTGTTTCGTGCTAATCGGCAAGGATTCCTGAAATGCTACAGCGAGGCCGGAAGAGCGCCGAGGGGCTCTCGGTGGTACGGGTCGCACCCCATGAGAGGGTCGCACCTCCTGATCGCCTGGGAGACGACGAGAGCGCGATCTGGCGCGAGATTGTCGCCTCGAAGCCTGCGGACTGGTTCGGTCCCGACAACCTTCCGCTCCTCGAGCACTACTGCACGATGGCCGCGGAATCCCGGCGCGTCTCGCGCAAGCTGCGCGAGGTAGGCCCGGAATGCCTCGACGACTACGACCGCCTGATCAACCTCCAGACGAAGATCGGCGGACAACTCGCAAGCCTGGCGACGAAAATGCGACTGACGCAGCAGAGCCGGTACGGCGCCCGCGCGGCAGCAACCGCAAGCGATCGCGCGGCTCCGAAGAAACCCTGGGAGTTCGGAACCTAACCAGGGGCGACCGGAACATCGCCTGGATCGAGGCGACCTGTCGGGTGCCGGAAGGCGCTCTGGTCGGTCAGCCGGTCAAGCTGCGCGAATGGCAACGGTCGATTATTCGCGGAATCTACGACTCCCCGACGCGACGAGCGATCGTCACGTTCGGACGCAAGAATGGCAAGACGTCGCTCTCGGCGTTCCTGCTACTCCTGCAACTCTGCGGACCGGAAGCTCGAGCGAACTCGCAGCTCTTCTCGGCAGCGCAGAGTCGAGACCAGGCGGCAATCCTCTTCGCGCTCGCCGCGAAGATTGTCCGGATGTCTCCGGATCTGAACGCGGTCGTCGCGGTGAGAGACACAGCGAAGCAGCTCTACTGCCAGGAACTCGGGACTCTGTACCGGGCGCTCTCGGCGGAGGCCTCGACCGCCTACGGTCTCTCTCCGGTCTTCACGGTTCACGACGAGCTCGGCCAGGTGAAGGGGCCGCGGAGCGAACTCTACGAGGCGCTCGAGACCGCGAGCGGCGCCCAGGCGGAGCCGCTCTCGATTGTGATCTCGACGCAGGCGCCGACCGACGCGGACCTTCTGTCGGTACTGATCGACGACGCGAAAACCGGCGCCGATCCGAAGACGAAACTTTTCATGTTCTCGGCGGACGAGTCGATGGACCCGTTCTCCGACGAAGCGATGAGGGCGGCGAATCCCGCCTTCGGCGATTTCCTCAACCCGACGGAGGTCCGGGAGCAGGCCGCAGCGGCGAAGCGAATGCCGTCGCGCGAGAGCAGCTACCGGAACCTGGTGTTGAACCAACGAGTCGACCAGACCTCGCCGTTCGTGCCTCGAGCGATCTGGCTACGGAACGGTGCCGATCCTGACGAGGCCGCGTTCTACGAGAACCCGGTCTACATCGGGCTCGACCTTTCGGCGCGGAACGATCTAACGGCGATGGTTGCTGTCGCTCGAGACACCTCGGGCGCCTGGCACATCCGGCCGACCTTCTTTGCGCCAAGCCTGGGACTGACGGACCGGGCCTCGAGGGACCGGGCTCCGTATGACGTCTGGAGAGATCGCGGACACTTGGTCGCGACGCCGGGCGCGTCG